GAAAGTGACGCCCTCACGACGTTGATCACGTTCTTCCATCTTCCATGTGAGACCCTTATTGGCCATGATTTGGTCTCGGAGGCTCATATGTCGCCATGGCGGCTCACGATCCATCGTGACATCATCGCCGCTTTGGCATACTCGCACATCCGAGAGATCTGCCACAGAAATCAATGAACTATAGGCCATTATTTTGTTGATGATAAGAGTCCATGGGTCGCCAGAGGCAAGTGACTTATTGAGGGTAAACTTGAATGGCGAACCCATCATCCGCACTTTGCGCTCGTTGCGGATTTCCATCGCGAGGGCGCCTAAGCCCAATTTCTCAGACGCCATCTCAATGAAAATACTTGCCACTATAATGTGAACTGGGGTGTGGGAAGAGTCCTGTTTCTCTATATCCAATTCGTAACTGGACTGGAACGTTCCCAAAAAATCGGCCACCTCAGACTCACGTAAGCCTACAGGGGAAAGCTTCCCTTTCTTCATGCTTCTCGCCCACGCATGAGTCAGCGAGTCACAAGCATCAGCAAAAATGGCTTGTTGCAGATCGGAGGCACTAACAACGCCTTGTGCTTTCAATTCTGACGGGCCATCTTGTAATTCAGACGGCTTCTTGGCAAATTCAGGTTTGAGGAAAGCAAACGACAAGACAGAACTAGCAGTCTCATAATTGGCATAACAGCCATCTATGACCTGTTGTCTAGTTTGTCGTTCCACAGCCGCTCGGCGCGAATTGTTGAGATGGGCAAAGAACAACTTTTTATCTATGACCTCCTCAAACAACAATTCCACAATATACTCGGCATCAACAAAGTCTTGTGGAGTAGGTTTTACATCTGCTTTCGCGCGTGTCAAAGCTTGTACCTGATCAGCACCGGGTACGTCTCTGGGTTGAAAAGTATAGTTATCGAACTTATCATCATTGGGTATACCATAATCAGCGAAAGTGACACCATCTACCAACTCAACATTTGTCTGGATTTCTGAGGTGGATACTGGTTCTCCGTCGGCGAAGCAAGTGGCAATAGTAACAGGATCTGTTAGAGGAACTTCATCAAGACCGCGCTCTTTGATACTTGGCTCGTGTAGATGTTCCCAGGTCGACTCTGATTCTCCTCGAGGTTCAACCAGGTCCCAACTTGTGCCACCATACACGAGTTGGCTTGACAAAGCACCATTGACTGTAGCCTCATCAAACCACGCAAAGTGACTCAAGGCCGCTTCACCATTCACGACAAACACTGTCTTCTTACGTGCTCTTGTTATTAGTACCCCGTTGTGGCTTGTCTGCTCCGGCAAGCCAAGCCACTTCAGGTCTTTCTCAAGCGCAACGCCAAGGCCATGTATCACCGAGTTGTTTGATCTCTTGCCTTGGCATTCATGCACAGTTGAGCATGGGAGGCCTCGCATCGTGGCAATTTCCTTACCTATCTGTGTGCCCTGCATCGATATGTCACCTGTACCGGGTAACAACGTGTCGTCAGCAGTGAGGGCATAACACAGGGATTCACATTCCTCAGTACCACAATACAAGTCTGGAACATATGCATCGGTTGTTGTTTGGGACAAGTACACGACTGCGGCGTCCCAGCCCACAAAAGTCGTTGGAGTAATCATGACGCAAGGCACTTCCGCAATCGCTAATCTCCTCTCGTCCACATGGAAGACATTTGCTATCTGCCTTTTGTCCCCGACTGTAATAACACCTTTAGCACGGTGTTGCCTATTGGCAATGGCTTGGAGCAACTCGGGGTCGAAAGCATAAGCTTCGTCAATAATGACGAACCTAGCAGCATATTTGACTCTCAAAGCTTCGTGTTGTGTAACTACAGCAGCCCTAGCAGTTGGATCAAGTTTACCAAGTTCTTCTTGCCACTCTGCTTTCAAATCACGAGTGGGCACGACAATCAGATCGCTACTATTGACCCAATCCCGGATACCTTTTGACTTGCCACCACATGCCAAGCCTGTGACATGCGCTATCCAGTTACTCTGTGACGGGCGGTCAAATAGGGGTTTGGACTCCTTGAGAATCTTGGTTACAGCATCCAGCGTCGGATGTTCCATTTGGTAATTGTACCAGGGCATCATTACATCGGGGTGTACAAACCTCGCGCCGAGGCCTTGAATCGTAACTTCCTCAATGAGTGCGCGTTGTAGCGTGGCTCCCTTCGCATCAGGCGTGATGTAATTGGGACCTGCCAAATTCGAAGGGTTCACGATACCACCAGGATGTTGCAAGTCCATATGCGCATATATTGGTGAGAAGTCGTAGTGCCCATTAGCCTTGTATAGCCTATGCAGAGTGACCGCGCCTTCCCCAGTCTCAAAGGAGATAGAGCCTTTCTCAAAGCTATCACGAATACTCACCCCGTTTATCGGTCGCAAGGGAATGGGTCTAAGCTCAGGCTTCCCAGAAAGGGCAAACTCCATTTCTTGCGCCTTTTCTGCCTCTACCACAACCTTCGCCTCTTTAAGAGTATGGATCATGCGAGCCTTCTGTGTGGTGGAAGCATGACGGGCATCATGGTGGAAAGCATTCAACAGCGTGGCAGCAGCAGTTGCTCGACGGGTCACAGAATTAAACTTCCCTAAGAACAACTTCAATTCTGACAAGAAATCAGAAAACGGCAGTTGTAAATTATCTTTGAGTTCAGCCAGAAAGTCCACATCCTCAATCAAGCCTCTCTCCTTTAATTGTTGTATTTCATCAGCAGGATCATTCATGAATACGTTGAAAAAGGTCTCCACGATATCGATAGTGGCAGCTTGGAAATCTAGGCTTTGGGCCGATTGGACAGTTACCCAAAACTTTGTCAACTTTACTTGTTTCCAGTTCAACCTATCAATAAAGCGTGATATGACATTTACAGCGCCCTGTTTCCCCAAGCAACGCGCCACCACACGCAAAGCGTCGGCCACTACTTCACAAGCGTCCACGGTGAACCTAATGCCGAGCAGCCCAGCAACGACTACGCAATCCACCAAACTGAAGGAGATGTTCCATGCATCACGGAACTTCTCTGCCAGCTTTGAATACCAGACGTTGACATCAGTGACCCAATGCCACATGCCTTTCCATGCACTGACGAATGCCGACTGAAGTGCAAACGGGTCTATCTTTGCCCCAAAATGCTCTTCCAATGCTCGCTCGGACACCTGTTCAAGCGTGAGTTCATCCATGTCTGTCCGATAAGCACGGACCAATGCGTCCACGGTTGAATAAGCACCCAACGCCATGGCGCCAGTTTGCGTGGTTGCTAACTGACTAGTGACAGCTTTGAATAAGCTTGAACCTGCTTGAGATACAGTGGTGTTCGGTCGCATGGCATTAACGTGCTTGTCTGCTAGCTTGTCTTGTACCTCAGAATACACCATGATCCAAGCACCCAAAGCTTCAGCCTCTGTAGCAGTGAGCCGGAGGCGCGGAGTGACTTGTGTGCCACTAATGCTATAAGTGACAACCGACTGACGCAGCACTATGCGTGCCGTATCCTTGTCCTTTACGGCTTGCGTCCTGTATGTTGCACACACCCGGTCAAACCCTGTACGCTCAACCAACACTGTAGGTCGTGTCATGTCTGGCATTATGAGTCTAATGAAGTAGTAGCGTTCATAAGCTGGAAGGCATCGCGTAGCAAGCCCTCCAGTGGCAAGGGTGATCTCAAAGTATTGAGAGGCACCCTCGCCGAATATGATTGTTCTGCGCAACACCCCACCGGCGGCATACGTGGGAGCAAACAATTGCTTGACGTTAGCCAGGGATTGCACGTAATCACCCCCATCGTGAAATGACGATACTACCTTGCCGAACGACAATTCTGTAGTCATGCCTATCAACGGATCATGGATCTTCCTACCCATAATCACACGCCAATCTACACTCACGAGGCTCAAAGCGTGGCCTATATTGGCGCGAACCATCAAGCGACAGAGGTCAACGGCATTGATGTTGGGCTCAATGTTCACAAGGAGCAACGAGGAGACTTCGAAGCGCGCGTACATTTTCGCCGCCAACTGCCAACAATTGCCACCGTAATACCTCCCCGCAGACTTAGCTTCACTCAATACCTTACATACTGGGGCTTTGCACATGGAGCAATGCCGCGCTCGGCGAGCTCCATCCAGGTGGTCTGAATAGAACCAATAAGCCCCGCGAGGGAAAGCATGCATCTCTCGCGTGCTTGGAGACACGAGTCCCACGATGGCGCCCTCGAGCGTTTTAGCGGCGTGTTGCATGGCAGCCCGCCTAATGGTTGCAGCTTCGCGATGCGCATCGATCGACGGCGCATATCTCAGAGGCCCCAGCATGCGCGTCAATTCAGAATATTGTGGTGCACTTGGCGGTACGCTGGTGGGTATGCCTGTCGGGAACATATCCAGCGCGTTTGCGCCGCGCTCTTCCGCTTGGCCCAACGCGTCCATACCGGAGAGCAATGTTTTAGCGGCCTCCATAGCGGATACCCGATTCATGTCTCGTTCAAAGGAAAGGCCTGTGGCGCCATCATCATCACCACGGTCAACACGCTGAGATGTGGGTAGTAACTTGTGTGAACTTATGTGATGACGTGGCCCCTCCAAGGCAGCATAGTTCACGTAACGTGATGTGTCGCCCACGAGCTGATTCCTAATAGGTACCATCTTCGAGACCTCCCTTGCATCGCGAGCGAATCTTTCAAAGGCCGCAGTCGCTCCGTAAACGAAATCTTCTGGTCGACCTAGGTGCATTAAATTTGGCAGATCGCAGTCCCCGATCTTCAAGTGACGACCGGTGATCGGACACTGCTGTAACGGCACCAAGTGGTAGGCTGACCCTACCCAAACAGTAGAAAAATTTCTGTGCAGATTCCCCCCGTTAAGCAAGAAATACACCAACTCCACAAGAAAGCCAGAAGGAAAAGAACCACAAAGAGCGGAAGCGACAGTGCGCTTCCCCTCAAACGCCAGTAAATAACAAAATCCATCATCACCGGACCAATAGGAAACAAGATTTTTTGCAAAGTATGAGATGGAGAGGGCGGTCCATCCGAGGATGCTGGCGGATAAAAGTCGGGTCAGGGTGAGATAGAGTAGTGGCGCACACTCCGCGATACCCATGGCGCATGCACCGGCGGGTCGCAGTGGTGATGATGTAAGGTAGAGGGGTGAAGCTAGGGTCTGTGAT